TTCTTTTTCTTGTTGCATAACATTTATCTAATTGTAATTTATTCTTTCCAATGAATTTAGTTTCATCGATGTAATTTTGTATAGTATCCTCACTTATAATAAGGAATTGTATATTATTTTCCAAGCAATATTGCTTAGCAGCTGTTGTTTTGTAATGATTATCTTTTATATTAGATAATGGTTTAACTTCAATTAAAATTCGATTAATTGGATCGTAAAAATCTACAATATACGTTTTGGATTCATTATTGGTATCAATATATGGAATACGAATTGTTTCATATTGCCAATGCTGATTTGAAAACCACAAACATGCTTCCCAACTACTCCGAAATTTTTTAATTTCATTATCTATTTCTATAATAGCATCCCAATGAGTGAAACTATTTGTAATTTTTGGAGTAAATTCATTATTTAAAATTTTTTGTTTTAAAATTTTAGAATTCTTAACAGCTGTTTGTTTTTTTGTTAATACCCCAGCGTCTGTTTGGTAATACGTTTTTAGTTTTTCGGAATTTTGTTGCCCTACTGATTTTGCTACATCTTTACCATAATCTGTTTGGAAAAATTTCAACTTAGATTCGGAAATTTTCTTTCCAATATCAGGCGAACGTTTACCTCTTTGCCAAACTCTATTTTCGGTGCATGTTAAACAATAACTACGGTACCGTTGAATATCAACATATTGTATATTACAATGCGAACATATATGGTCATACCCATTAGCTTCACATATACTGCATAATGATTTATTCCACACACCAAAAAATGAAGTATTGCATCTATTACAAATTTTTTCAATTGGTTTATATCCGCCACCCATAACTAATCTTTATTATAAATATGAGTATTCAGAATAAAAAATCTGTTTCTAGTTATTTAAGCAATAATTGAAATACAATTTAAGCCATCCGCCGTTGACTTCGATATAATTGTATTTAATTTCATTTCGTATTATTTGTTGCGCTAAACGATGATTACCATCGACAACGTAGTTTTGATTGTTTATTCTAGCAACTATAGGTAATTTATTCTTGTTATACCACTTTTGTCTAATCCATTCAGAATCGATATTGCTCATGAAATAGTTTTTATAAAAATCACCACCAATGACTGTCTTTAAATTCATTAGATCAATTTTCTCTTTAATCTGAACCGATCTACCCATTAGAGATACTAGTATATAAACGGGCAACGCGCGGTGCATTAAGTAAGACACCAACTTACGATACCTCCAATCATTGTGTTGGTCTTGTTCATCTAAGTCGTAATATAGTTTAAATATTTCAATTTGAACTGGATGTAGAGATCG